CCAGCAATCGCGCTCCATCCTGTTCCGCACCCGCGAGCAGTTCGTGAAACAGCGCACCGAAGCGGTCAATGCGCTGCGGTCGCACCTGTATGAGTTCGGCTACATCGCGCCCGAGGGAATCGGTTATGCCGTCCCGCGCCACGATCTCGGTGCGGATCAGGTCGCCGCCTTCGAGGCGCTCGGCCTGCGCGCCATGCTGTGGAAGGGCCGCTCCGCCCCCGATCCGACCGACAGCAATCCCGACCAGCTCATGTGCCGCGACACCGAGGCCACCTTCGACGCGCTCGAGATCGAGCACCTTCGCCGACCAAGTCGGCCAGGAGCCTCGGATGCGACGCCCGAAGCCAGGCCCGCGTGACATCACGCAGGCCGAGGATACTCTCCTATGGCTGCGCTGGCTCGATCCCGGCGACGCCCGCCTTCTCTGGCTGCGGGCGAACCGCAAGCCATGGAAGCCGATCTGCTGGGAGCTGGGCATCAGCCGTGCCACCGCGAATCGGCGCTGGCAGTACGGCATCGCGGTCATCGTCTGGCGTTTGAATGGCAAGCGCGTGCCGGTCAAGCGGTCGAGGGGGTTTGTCGTAGCGCAGTCGGCGGCCTGATCTGCGGGCTCAGTCCGCAAACGGGTTCAGCACCTGCACCCCGAGCCCGGCGACATCCGCCTCGTTCCGCGTCACCAAGGTCAGGCCGTTGGCCTTTGCCGTTGCCGCGAGCAGCGCGTCGATCACCGGCACGGGGCGGATGGCGCTGATCCGGCCCCATTCGTCCGCGACGCCCGCATCCACCGGCAGCAAGCGGTCGCCGAAGCCCGAGACGACCTCGGCAAGCCACGCCTCAAGCACCGCTGCCTTGTCCGGATCGCGGCGGCGGGCCAGTTCCACACCCTTGCGGATCTCACCAAGGATCAGCGTGCTGAGCCAGAGGTCGCCCTCGGCCACCTCTGCCCACCACGTCGCCACTCCGGGATTGCAGCGAGCGCCCTTGCGGACCTCGGAGATGATGTTGGTGTCGATCAGGAAACTCACAGGGCCGTCTCACGCCCGAAATCGCGTGGTCGTTCAAGGTCGATCCCGTCCAGCGGCGCGGCGGCCAGCAGCGCCTTGAGCCCTCCCGCCCGCGCAGGGGAGACGCGTTCGCGCAGGATGGCGCGGGTCTCGACCTCGCGTGCTGGATCGCCAAGGGCGGAGGCGACGTCGCGCACCAGCCCCGCATCCTCTCGGCGCACCTGCACCTCGACGCGAACGAAGCCCTGACGCTGGCGGCGCTGACGCCATGCGGTGACGGGGGATGGATCGGTGTTGGCCATGACGCCCTCCATTTCCGGAAATCATACCGGAAAGGTGGTGGTTCGGCAACGGCGTTCAAGAGCGCGCTGTCAAGTCCCTGATCCCGCGTGAGACATTTTCCGGTGAGACACCGCAAACAGAGACAGATCGCGACTAGGACGCTACAGATTCACTATACTCGGGAGAGGAGCGCGCAGGCACTGGCCGCGCGGCTGGCTTCCGGGGTCCAGCGAGGGGAACAGTCAGGGTCCAAACTGCCAAGCCTTTGATATATTGGTTCCTTCCTGGCGATATTCGTATGCTGGCGGGCGAAGCGCGGCACATCGCTAGCGACAGGGCCGGTTTTTTGGGAAGCCACCCGGAAGCCAGCGCCGCCCGAACCCGCCTGAAACACTGCAAATTCAAACCCTTGATGCTGGACACCCGTGGTTGCCGCTGGACCCCGCGTGGAGTCCAGTCTGGACCCCGGAGTCCGGAAGCCAAGGGTATCGACCCCGATCCGAGGAATATCCCGACAATGACGCTGAGCTTTGCCCCGGATCGGATCGAGATGTGGCCGCTGGCGAAGCTCCAGCCCTACGCCCGCAATGCAAAGGCGCATGGCGCCGACCAGGTCGCGGGGATCGCTGCCAGCATGGCCGAGTTCGGCTGGACCGTACCCTGCCTCGTCGCCGAGGACGGGGAGCTGATCGCCGGCCACGGGCGCGTGCTGGCGGCGACGCAGCTTGGGCTGGCCGAAGCGCCGGTGATCGTGCTGGGCCATCTGACCGAGGCGCAGCGCCGGGCGTATCGGATCGCGGACAACAAGCTGACGGAACTCGGCACCTGGGACGAGGCGCTGCTGTCGGCCGAGCTGAACGACCTCTTGGCCGAGGATTTCGACCTCTCGCTGGTCGGCTTCTCCGACGGCGAACTCGACAAGCTGCTGGCCTACGTGCCGGAGGGGGACGGGGAAGAAGGTGGCGCCGGTGGCTCCGTGCCGCCGGTGACCATCCCCGAACCGCCGCGCAACCCGGCGTCGCGCACCGGTGATCTCTGGATCCTTGGCGACCATCGCCTGCTGTGCGGCGACAGCACCAGCGCGGCCGATGTGCGCCGCCTGATGAATGGCGAGCGGGCAATCCTGTTCGCGACCGACCCGCCATACCTCGTCGACTACGACGGCTCGAACCATCCCACCCGCAACAAGGATTGGTCCGCGTCCTACGGCACCACGTGGGATGACAGTTCGCAGGGCGCCGAACTCTACGACGGCTTCATCGCGGCGGCCGTGGCCGAGGCCATCGCCGAGGATGCCGCCTTGTACTGCTGGCACGCCTCCCGCCGCCAGGCGATGCTCGAGGCCTGCTGGGAGAAGGCCGGCGCCTTCGTCCATCAGCAGATCATCTGGGTGAAGGACCGCGGGGTTCTCACCCGATCCCACTACCTCTGGAAGCACGAGCCCTGCTTCATGGGCTGGCGTCGCCCGAACCGACCGCCGAAGGTCGCCGAGCAGACGCTACCCTCGACCTGGGAGATGCCCAGCTTCACCAAGGACGAGCGGCCTGACCATCCGACGCCGAAGCCGCTGGACGCCTTCGGGATCCCGATGCGCCAGCACGTCGCCCGCGGCGGTCTCTGCTACGAGCCGTTCTCGGGCTCTGGCTCGCAGATCATGGCGGGTGAAGCCAACCGTCGGCGTGTGTTCGCCATGGAAATCAGCCCAGCCTATGTCGATGTCGCCGTGGAACGCTGGCAGGCCGAGACCGGCCGCGAGGCGATCCTCGATGGCGACGGTCGGACCTTCGCGGAGGTGACGACCGAGCGGCTGGGCGACGACGTCGAACCACCGGCCGAGACGTCGGACACGGACGCCGCCCCCGAACCCGCGCGAAAGCGCAAGACCGCCGCGTGACATGCATGACCTGGCTTTACCTTCCTCCGGACGCGCTTCCGGAGCCGGAGACGCATGCCTCTTCGGTCTCTCCCTCTGCTCCGGCGCGGGCGGGCTCGACCTCGGGCTCGCCATCGCCATCCCCGGATATCGTGCTGTGGGCCATGTCGAACGGGAAACCTACGCCGCAGCCACTCTCGTGGCGCGGATGGAGGACGCGTCCCTGGATAAGGCTGTTGTCTGGGACGACGTTGCCACCTTCGACGGCCGCCCGTGGCGCGGCGCGGTGGACATCATCACTGCGGGCTATCCGTGCCAGCCGTTCTCTGTCGCGGGCAAACGCCGGGGCGCGGACGACCCGCGCCACCTCTGGCCGCATGTCGCACGCATCATCGGCGAGGTCGCGCCACCCTTCGTGTTCCTCGAGAATGTCGCCCATCATCTCCGCCTCGGCTTTCCCGAAGTCGCCGGAGGACTGGTCGGCATGGGCTTGTCTTATGACTTTCGTCGGCTTCCTTGCGATAAGGGAGCCGCGGGCCGGCACCCCAAATATGCCGGGCAGCGGCGGGGGACGGATCGAGAATGGGTCGGCCGTTGCGGGCCGTGCGGTAGTGTGATCGCCCCCGTCTTTCCTTTTGACCTGAACGGATACCTGGGCTTCGGGCCCGTATGACAAGCAGAGGTAAGGAAACGACGGATGCAGGATATCATCGGCGTCGACATTTCGAAAGACTGGTTGGAAGCGTTTCGGCTATCGGACCGGCTGGACGCGCAGTTTGGCAACAATGCGGCGGGGCACAAGAAATTGCTTCGTTGGATAGGACCTGCGGCTGGCGTGCGGATCATCTTCGAACCGACTGGCCCCTATCACAGGCAGCTTGAGAAGGCGCTCTCCGCCGGCGGAGTCGCCCTGGTTAAGGTCAACCCGCGCCAGGCGCGGCGTTTCGCGGAAGCGACCGGAACGCAGGCCAAGACTGACAAGGTCGATGCGATGCTTCTGGCTCGGATGGGGGCGGTACTCGACTTGGAACCCTGCGCCAGTCGAAGCGAAACGTTGCACGAACTCAGAGAGTTGCACGTGGCACGCCACGCGCTGATCAAGGACAGGACGGCCGCGGGCAACCGAGCCGAAACCGCATCGCAGCCGATCCTGAAGCGTCAGGCGCAGGCGCGCCTTGCCTTGATCGCAAAGCAACTTGCCGACATCGACGCGACGATCGCCGAGAGTGTTGTCGTCGATCCCGAACTGGCCGGACGCCTCGACATCCTGACCAGCATCCCCGGCATCGGCGCCGTGACCGCCTTTGCTTTGCTCATCGAGATGCCCGAGCTCGGAAGTCTCGAACCAAAACAGGCGGCGATTCGCAGGCGGCATCCTGATCATGACGGGCGCTAATTCCGCGGTCGGGCTGCGCTCGACCCCGGCACGGTACATCTTCCTCGACGAGGTCGACGCCTATCCGGCTTCGGCCGACGAGGAAGGCGATCCGGTCACGCTGGCCGAGGCGCGGTCGCTGACTTTCGCCCACCGGCGCAAGGTGCTGCTGGTCTCGACGCCGACGATCCGGGGGCTGTCGCGCATCGAGCGGGAGTACGAGGCGAGCGACCAGCGCCGGTTTTTCGTGCCATGCCCGCATTGCGGGGCGATGCAGTGGCTGAAGTTCGACCGGCTGCGCTGGCAGAAGGGCCGTCCGGAGACGGCGGAATATCACTGCGAGGGCTGCGACGCGGCAATCGCGGAGCATCACAAGACGGCGATGCTGGAGGGCGGCGAATGGCGGGCGACGGCCACGGCCGCCGATCCGACCACGGTCGGGTATCACCTCTCGGCACTCTATTCGCCGGTGGGCTGGCTCAGCTGGCCCCGCATCGCCCGTGGCTGGGAAGCCGCCCAGGGGTCGGACGAGGCGATCAAGGCGTTCCGAAACACAATCCTCGGCGAGACATGGGTCGAGACGGGCGAAGCCCCCGACTGGCAAAGGCTCTACGACCGGCGCGAGGCGTGGAAACCGGGCATCGTGCCTGCGGGCGGGCTCTTCCTGACCGCCGGGGCCGACGTGCAGAAGGACCGGATCGAGGTCGATGTCTGGGCCTGGGGTCGGGGCCTGGAAAGCTGGCTCGTCGACCATGTCGTGATCGAGGGCGGTCCGGGCGATGCCACCTGCTGGCAGCGGCTCACCGATCTCCTCGGCCGGACATGGCCGCACGCGAGCGGCCGGCACCTGACGCTGGCACGGCTGGCTATCGACACGGGCTACGAGACCAGCGCGGTCTACGCCTGGGCGCGCCAGGTGGGCTTTGCGCAGGTGGCCCCGGTCAAGGGCCTCGAGGGGTTCAACCGGTCGAGCCCGGTGACGGGTCCGACCTATGTCGATGCGACGATCGGCGGCAAGCGGCTGCGCCGGGGCGCCCGGCTCTGGACCGTGGCGACCTCGACCTTCAAGGCCGAGACCTACCGCTTCCTGCGGCAGGAGCGACCGACGCCGGAGGACATCACCGCCGGAGCGTCGTTCCCGGCGGGAACGGTGCATCTGCCGACATGGGCAGATGGCGAATGGCTCAAGCAGCTGACCGCCGAGCAGCTCGTGACGGTGAAGACCCGCCGCGGCTTCACGAAGCTCGAATGGCAGAAGCTGCGCGAGCGCAACGAGGCGCTGGACGCACGGGTCTATGCACGCGCCGCCGCGTGGATCGTGGGCGCGGACCGCTGGCCGGAGGCACGCTGGCAGGAGTTGGAACGGCAGTTGGTGGTTGCCGCGACCGGAGACGGACATGACGGGTCAGCGGCCTCGTTGCAGGGCCCGCGGCCGCGACGCCCGGCGGTGCGGCGGACGCGGCGGTCGAGCTACATGGGGTGATCAGTGTGCCAGCGTGCGTTGGACAATCTTCGGATCCTTGTCGATCAGGGCCAGCAGCACCCGCGCCGGCCCCTCGGGACTCCGGC